GGTCAAATCCTGCGTGATATGATTCAAATGTATAGAGGTAAGCACTTCAGTAAACTAAGCCACTCACAAATTAGCGGAGACCTTGCGTACTTGGAGCAGTTCTTTACTTTTGTAGACAACTCGAAATTGTACAAACCTGATGATATACTTGAGCTATTTAAGAAGAGCGGTGCTAATGTAGGACTGATAGACCCATTTACAGGTTTAGACCGAGAGATGAGCTTTGCAGGTAATTACGAATTTATGAATAAAGCACGTCAGTTTGTAAATCAAAACGGAATGACCATTTACATAAACACGCATCCTAATAGTGAATCAGGAAGAGGTGGTAACTTGTATGCAGAAGGAGAACTAAAAGGGCATTTAAAAGCACCTTTAAAAGACCACATTGAAGGTGGTAAGAGCTTTACAAACCGATGTGATGATATGTTGGTCATTCACCGCCTAATTAAACATCCTGAACATAAATACAAAACATGGATTCAAGTTGAAAAGGTCAAGGATATGGAAACTGGAGGCAAACATACCGAGATGGACTTTCCTGTGATATGTGATTTCAATTCAGGTATCGGATTCCAAATAAACGGAGTAGACCCTTTAGCTCCATTCCGACCAAGTGAAGTACAAAAAACAATCACGGACGGAATTATATCTACAAGCCAAAAATTACGTAACTTAAACAATTTTTAAAATGGACTTATCACTTAAAATACTATGGGCTAAGACAACCGTATGGACGGTTAAAGAACGAATTAAGAACGTAAGAGAGAAACTCGAAAAGGAAAAGCCTGATGCCAAAGACTACATCAACGGAGGCAAGGAAAGCGAGCAGTATTTACTTGAGACAATTCAGGTAATCAACCTACTTGAAGACGAAATCACATCTCTAAACCGAGAGCTTAACCAACTGGCAAGAAGAAACGCTCAACTGAGAGTAGCCTACCAAGAATTGAAAGAAGAAATTAAATACAAAAACGTAGAATTATGAAAATCGAAAAAAAATTAGTAGCATTGACCGCCTTCCTTCCTGTGTTGGCAGACTTCATTGAGGATTTAAACAATCAGTATGTATTTAAGCAATCTCTTAAAAGAAAGGCAAACATACTTGTAGAAGAAATTGAGCGTGTAGACCGCGACATCCTACGAATAGACGGAGAGAACGCAGGTAAGATATTTGACGAGCAAATTCAGTTGCAGATTTTGTTTCGAAATTGGATAGAGGAAGTAATTGAATTAGACTAAAAAAACACGCTATGAAAAAAATAAAAGTAGGTTCGGACTTTTCAGGTGTAGGAGCATTCAACCAAGCTCTAATGCGGTTAGGAGTAAATTACGAAGAAGAGTTTGCCTGTGATATGGATAAGTATGCACGAGACACATTCATTCATAACTATGGTGAGCCTAAATACTATCCAACCAACGTATATGAGCGAGAAATTCCAACCGATTCACTTGACATCTATATGACTTCACCGCCTTGTCAGGCGTTTTCTATTTCGGGAAAAAGACTTGGTAAGGATGATAAAAGAGGAGTATTATTCTTTAACTCACACGAGTTTATTCAGGTAAACAAACCACGATTTTTTATATTCGAGAACGTCAAAGGTTTATTATCGGATGATAATGGCAGAACATTCCAAGAGTGGGTAAATATGCTTGGTGGAAAATCAGTCAACGGAGTACCAGTGCTATTTCCTTATGATGATTCAGTTTCTTACCATTTGTATTGGCAAGTTCTTAATGCAAAGCATCACGGTGTTCCGCAAAATCGTGAGAGAGTGTTTTTGATTGGTATCCGTGACGATGCTGATAACCGATTCCAATTCCCGAGAGAAGAGCATTTGCCTAAAAGATTAAAGGATGTGCTTGAGGATTCTGTTGATGATAAGTATTTTTTGAGTGAGAAAATGATTTTAGGATTTATGAATCACAATGAAAAGCACAATGAAAAAGGTACAGGGTTTACATTTGAACCAAAAAATAATAATGATATTGCTAATTGTTTAAGAGCTAATGCAGCTTTATGTCCAACTGACAATACGATAATTATAGGGAATACAAATCCATCAGGGAAAGGCATGAACGGATGTGTTTATGATGAATTTGGCATCGCTCCGACACTATGGTCAGGTCACGGAGAAGGACTTAAAATTAAATCAAAAAATATTAGAAGATTAACTCCAAGAGAGTGTTTTAGAATTATGGACTTTCCTGATACATTTACTTGGAAGGTAAGCGACTCACAAGCGTACAAGCAAGCTGGTAACTCAATTGTAGTTAATGTCCTATACAAAATCTTAAAACAACTGCCTTTATGAGGTGCAAGAACTGCAAGGAGAAGTTTGAACCTATCCGCTTTAACCAAAAATTTTGTTTGAATAAGATGTGCGTTGATGCTTGGGTTCAGGAAGCCAAAGTAAAGAGCTGGCAGAAAAAGAAAAAGCAAATGAAAGCCGATTTAGAGACAGTACAGGACATCGTAAAGGCGGCACAAATGGTATTCAACAAATACATACGAGAGCGTGATAAAGACGAACTATGCATCTCTTGTAAGCAGAAACCAAAGAAAGAAAACGCAGGGCATTTTTACAACGCTAACAACCATTGGAACGTTCGTTTTGACGAGGATAACGTTCACCTGCAATGCGAGAGGTGCAATAGTTTTTTATCAGGCAACCTAATTGAGTATAGAGCTAACCTGCTAACTAAAATCGGAGCTGAAAGATTCAATCAACTTGAAGCAAGAGCAAGAGTTACACGGAAGTTTACCAAGGACGAATTGAAAGAATTGATAAAAAAATATAAAGAAAAGTTTGCAGAATTAAAATAAGTATTATATTTGCATATAACATTTAAATAAAACGCTATGAAAACTTACTTTTTTATTTACGCAGACGAACAAGGCAACGAGTTATGGATGAACGCATACGAATGCCAAAACGATGAGGAAGCAACTGAATTAACTAAAGAACTATTTATGAACTGTGGTGCAGGTGATTGTGACCATATATATTTTGTAAATTAATAAAATGGGGGGTGCGCATCCGTAACGCACGCAATAATAAACGCTATGAAAAATTTATTTAAAAGTTTGGCAGCATTTCAGCAGGAAGTGCCAGTAATTCACAAAGCCACACAAGGCTATGGGTATTCTTACGCAGATTTACCCAAGATTTTTGAGGTAATCAATCCTATTTTAAAGAAACACGGACTCGGATTTACACAACAACTTACAAACCAAGAAGGGCAAAACTGCCTCAAGACGGTTATCTTCCACGAGAGCGGTGAGTTTATGGAATCGGTTTGTATGATTCCTTACGTTCAGCTCAAGGGTATGAATGACTATCAAGGCTTTGGTTCAGGTGTAACGTACTACCGCCGTTATGCTTTAAGTTCTGCACTTGGTTTAGTAACTGACAAAGACACGGACGCATCAGGTGAGCAAGTAAAGACTGAAAAGAAACTGCCTGCTATTGACCAAAAGCGATTCAGCGCAGCAGTACAAGCCATTTCCAAAGGTGAGTTCACACGAGAGAAACTCGAATCATCATTTGCATTAACTGAAGGTCAAATTGATATGCTCAACGCACTATGAAAGCTCTCAAGATTCGATGTTCTGCCATTGGTAAAATAATGGCAACACCACGCTCAAAAACAGAGCTACTATCGCAAACTGCCAAAACTTACATACACGAACTTGTTCTACAAGAGAAATACGGCATCAGGAAGGAGTTTTCAAGCCGTTACACGGACAAAGGCAACGCAGTTGAGGATTTATCTATCTCGCTTGTTAATGATGTCTTAGACGTCAAATTTATCTATAAGAATGAGGAGTATTTTGAGAACGATTATATCAAGGGAACACCTGACGTAAACACGGAGGATGTATTGCTTGACGTTAAATCAAGTTGGGATGCTACTACCTTTCCGTTTTTTGATACCGAAATCCCTAACAAAGACTACTACTATCAACTGCAAGGTTATATGTGGCTAACTGGTAAGCAGCAGTCAATGCTTTGCTACTGCCTTGTTGATACTCCGATTGATATGGTAGAGGACGAAATCCGCAGAGCGCATTGGAAACTGCACAAGATTGACGAGGACTACGACTTACGTGAGGAGATTCTACGCAAACACGAATTTAGCCAAATACCAAAGAACCGCAGAGTAAAAGTATTCTATGTACAAAAAGACGAAGCAGTCATTGAACAAATCAAAGAACGTATAGAAGATTGCAGATTGTACTACAACGAATTAATTAAATTCCTATGAACCAGAAAGTAGAAGACCCGATTGTCCTAAAAGTAATGAGCAAGTTTTACGACCGCTCACAACGAGGAATAGAGAAATATGGCACTATGTTAACACGAACTGATTTAGATGCATTAGAATGGCTTAATCACGCTCAGGAAGAGGCTATGGACTTTTGTTTGTACTTGGAGCGTTTGAAATACGAAGTAAAACAATTTAAACAAGGATAAGGGGTAAAAATTGCCACATATCTAAACACGAAATGTAAAACAATGAAAATTCAAGATAACTTTATTCAATGGAAAGGAACGGATATTTGTATGGATTTTTGGTGTGATTGTGGCACACACAACCACTATGATGGTTACTTTGCTTATTATGTTCAATGCAAAGGATGTAAACAAGTCTATAAACTTGACTCGAAGGTAATGATGCAGAAATCAGAACTAAATAAAGACCATCCACCATTGCAAGATGAGGATTAAAAACAAATGCCGTAGACGTGCGGAACGTAGCCTGCCGAGTAAGTGTCGGTTCTCATCGTAGGGAGATAGAGTTAGCCTTCTTGAGCGAAAAAGGCACATAGTGAGGAAAACTGTTGGTTCAGTTAAACAGGAAGGCAGCTTACGGCATAAGACCATCCGAATAAGGTACTTCAAACGGAGTTCGCG